TGGAAACGAACGACTTGAAGTCGGTACTACAAGCTGAGATTGACGATTCAATCGGCTTTATTGAGAGCGAGACTGTTCAGCAGCGCAAGCAAGCGTTAGAAGCCTATTTGCGTCAGCCCTATGGTAACGAGGTAGAAGGCAAGTCTTCAATCGTTACTGGCGAGGTGGCAGAAGCCATTGATGGCGCATTACCTAGCTTAGTTCGTATATTTACAGGCTCAGATCAGATCGTAGTATTTGAGCCACAAGGCCCAAGGGATGAGGCTACTGCAAAACAGGCTACTGACTACTGTAACTGGGTATTTAACAGGGACAACGAAGGCGTAGCTATTCTCCATGATTGGTTTAAGGATGCTCTTTTACAAAAGAATGGCATCGTTAAAGCCTATTGGGAAGACAAAGAAGACATCACTAAAGAGCGTTACTTCAACTTGTCTAACGATGAGTTGGCTATGCTTATGTCTGATGACACAATGGAGATTGTCGAGCAAGAGACAGAGGAATTCCCTATATTGGATCAGATGGGAAATCCTGCGCTAGACCAGATGGGTCAGCCAATGGTTAACTCTGTTCACAATGTGACTGTCCAACAAAAGAAAATGGTAGGTAGAGTTCGCATTGAGAACGTGCCTCCTGAAGAATTCCTGATTAGCAAGAAGGCTAGAACGATTGCTGATAGTCCATTCGTAGCTCATAGGCAGATGTTGACTCGTAGCACATTGGTAGCTATGGGGTTCAATAAGAAGCAAGTTGAAGGCTTACAGATGGGTGATGCGCTTGCATATACTCCTGAACGTGTGGCAAGGTTCTCTGCTGGTGAGCAACCATACCAAGTGCAAACTGATGACCCATCAATGCAAGAGATTGAGGTCTTTGAGTGCTATGTTAAGACTGACGTAGAGGGCAAAGGAATTGCATCTTTAGTTCAGGTCTTCTACGCTAGTAATGAGATTCTTGAGGACAAAAAGGGTAAGGAAATGGTTGAGGAAGTTGACTATGTTCCTTTCCATTCAATCTGTCCTATTCCAATTCCACACAAGTTCTTTGGTAACTCACTAGCCGACAGAACTACAGACATTCAGCTAATCAAAACAACTATTACTCGTCAGATTCTGGATAACCTATATCTCACAAACAATGCTCGTGTTGTTGCTGTTGAAGGACAAGTAAACTTAGATGACTTGCTTACATCTACTGCTGGTGGTGTTATTCGTGCTAAATCTCAGGGTGCTGTTTCACAACTTGTAGTCCAAAACGTAGCACAAGCATCATTCCCGATGCTTCAGTATCTGGATACAGTACAGTCTAAGCGTACAGGTGTTAGCGATGCTTCACAGGGACTAGACCCATCTATCTTGCAGAATGTGACTGCTGCGGCTGTAGCCTCGATGCAACAAGCTGGTGCAGGTAAGATTGAGCTAATGGCTCGAATCTTTGCTGAGACAGGTGTTAAGTCTTTATTCAAAGGCATCTTGCATCTTCTGTGTAAGTACCAAGATAAGCCTCGTTTGGTGCGTATGCGTGGTCAGTTTGTAGAGTTTGACCCTCGTACATGGGCTAACCAGTACGATGTAGCAATTAATGTGGGCTTGGGTTCTGGTAATCGTCAAGAGCAAATGGCTATGCTGTCTATGGTTCTTGCTAAACAAGAACAGTTAATCGGTCAGTATGGCCCTGCTAATCCTTATGTGTCTCCTGCTCAGTATCGTTCTACTTTGGGTCGAATGGTTGAGTTGGCTGGATTTAAGGACTCTGCTGAGTTCTACAAAGCGATTACACCAGAGCAAGATCAGCAATTGTCTAATCCTCCTCCTCCACAACAGCCACAAATGCCTCCAGAAGTTCAGGCATTGATGCAAAAGACTCAGGCTGAGATTCAGGCTAACCAACAAAAAGCCCAAGCTGATATGCAATTGCAACAACAGCAAATGCAGATTGATATGCAAATGGCTCAACAAAAGGCTGGTCTTGAAATGCAGTTACTGCGTGAAAAAGAAGCGGCTAAGTTGCAGTTAGAGCGTGAGAAACAACAGGCTTACTTTGCTATGAAACAACAAGAGTTTGAAGTTGAAGCTCAATTGAAAGCAATGAAGGTGGGTGCTGGCATTACTTCTAATGTAGAGATTAAGGGTTAATCATGTCAAACATTGATAATCTAATTAAGCAGATTCAATCTCAAGGCACTACGTCTAAGTGGACAGGTGGCTATGGTGCTGATGCGGCTACGAAAGATATGGCTCGTATCTTGAATGGCATTGGTATTACAGACATTAACCAGTTTGGACTGATTGATAAACCATATGACGCACAAGTAAATCCTGATGGTCGTGGTGGTTTCCGTGATTTGCAGGGCAATCCTGTTGACCCAAAGACAGTAACTGCTGAACAAATAAGTGGTGAATCTGGTACAGATACTATTTACACGACAAAAACAACAACGAAGGCATACGGAAATAAAGAAACTGGTCAAGAAGTTCCAATGACGTACAGCGAGCGTCAGACAGGTAATGCTTGGGGTGGTACATTTGAAGGTAGTGGAAATACTGGCTACCGAGTTGACTTTACTCCTGATGGGAAACCAGTTTTCTATACTACTGGCGCATCAAGTTCTGATGTCGGGCAATATATGCCTATCATTCAATTAGCTTTATTGGCTAGTGGTGCAGGTGGATTACTTGGAAATGCTTTGTTAGGTACTGGTGCTAGTCAAGTTGCTGCTGGCGCATTGGGTGGTGCTTTGCTTGGCGGTGGTACTGCCGCATTAACAGGCCAAAACATTCTCAAAGGTGCTTTAATGGGTGGTGCTGGTGGCGCATTAGCTGGCTACCTAAATCCTGCTACTGGTGAGATTTTATCTAGTCCTACAGAAGGCTCAATTCCTGTTACTGCTGATGACATAACTAAGTTGACAGGCTCAACTGGTGATCTAGGTATTGACTATTCTTTAGCTAATCCAAATGCTACAAATGCTTTAGAAGGATTAAAAGCAGGAACAGCCGCTAACCTTACAGAAATGGGCGGTGGTCAAGGTTTAACATTTAATGTAGGCCCACAAGTTACAAGTGTAGCTGATGCAATTAAAGCCATTACTACAATGAATGGAAGCGTTAACCCTGCAAACTTATCTGAAATGGGTGGTGGTCAAGGTTTGACTTATCAAACTCCAACAGGTTTGGTTACAGAGGGTGGAGTTCTTAATGTTGGTGGCTTGACAGGAAATAACTCTGTAATTAGCCAAGGCGGTATTGATACAGCATCTAACATTGGTACAGATATAGCCAAACGTGTGGCTGAACTTAAAAATGGTGTAGAAAACATAAAGCCAATTGCACCTACTGAGGCCACTACTAAATCTCCTTTAAGCGTATCTGATGCAATTCGTCTAGCTGGTATTGCTGCTACTGCGGCTGGTGTAGGTAAGTTAGCAGGTACTGGTAATACTAGCACTAGCGGTTATCCAATAGTGCCTATTCCAAGCGAATGGACTAGCCCAATCAAACCTACAGGCACGGGTGAATTCACCCCACTAGCACCAATTGACTTTGGTAACAAAGAGATGCTTCGTGGCACTCAATGGGAACAGTTACTAAGCCCTGACTACGGCAAAGCTACTGCAATGCCAACCTCTACCAACCCATCTAACATGACGTTTAATGAGTTGACCAGAATCTTGGGTGGTTCTACAATTTCAGCACCATCACAGAACCTAACAATCAACGATGTAATTTCAGGAATACAAAACCAGTATGGACAAGCACCTAATAGCGCAATGGGCTAAGAACTTACTAAATGATGACTTTTTTAAAGAAGTTATAGAAAACTTGAAAAAAGAACAAATTAGTGTGATAATTAATACAACTAGTAGTGATATAGATAGGCGTGAAGATTCCTATAGACATATAAAGACAATTGAACTAATCACAGGACACCTAGAAGGCTTAGCCTCGGAAACTGCGATTAGAGATAAGAAATGGAAAATTCTGTAGTATAAAAGCTACACCGCAGTTCAGACGGATTCTGACGATTTTTGAGATGACACATGGAAAACACCAACCCACAAGGGAGTGAAAGCCTAAATGTAAACCAAGCCGCTTCAGCGTTTGAGAGTTTAATGGGTGATTCTGACGAAGCCTCACAAGGCCAATCTGATGATCGCACAGAGGAACTAGATGCGAGTGACGAAGTTGAGCAAGAGTACGAGGAGGAATCCGAGGAAATTGCACCTAAGCAGAGATATAAAGTCAAAGCTGCTGGTGAGGAAATTGAAGTAGACGAAGAAGAACTCATCAAAGGTTATCAACAAGGTGCGGATTACACAAAGAAGTCTCAGGCTCTAGCTGAACAACGTAAAGCCTTAGAAGCTGAACGTCAACACTTAGAGTATGTAAAACAAGAGCGACAGGCATATGCCCAGAAGTTGCAAGCGTTGGATAGCTTCCTTTCGCAGCAAAATCAGGGTGTTAACTTAGATGTTCTAAGGGAAACAGACCCCATCGGTTATGCGGTGGCGGTGGCTGAACAGAGTCAGCGTGAGAAGCAGTTAGCAGTAGTTAGAAATGAACAGCAACGCATTGCCCAACAGCAACAAGCAGAGCATCATTCTTCTTTGCAAAACCATCTCCGTCAAGAGTCTGAGAAGTTAACCAGTTTGATTCCTGAGTTAGGTACTGCACAGGGTGATGCTGTTCGGAAACAAATCCGTGACTATGCGAAATCTGTGGGGTGGTCTGACCAAGAACTCGGTCAACTATATGACAGTCGTGCTGTGGTGACTTTGTATAATGGAATGAAGTATCAGCAACTTCAAAAGAGTAAACCAGAAGTTAATAAAAAACTTCAGGCTGCTCCTAAGATGATGCGATCAGGAACTTCAGCCCCTCCTACTAAGTCAGCACATGATAAACAGGCTATGCAAAGGTTGCGTGAAACTGGAAAAGTCACTGACGCAGCAAAAGCATTTGAACGATTCTTTTAAAATTTTGGAGTATTAAATGGCTACCTATCAAACATACACCGCTATCGGTCAGCGTGAAGACCTTTCCGATGTTATTTATAACATTTCACCAACAGACACACCTTTCTTTTCGTCTGTAGGCAAAACCAAAGCTACTGCTGTTTATCACGAGTGGCAGACTGACTCTTTGGCTGCGGCCTCATTGTCTAACTACGCTGTTGAAGGCGACACCGCATCTGATGCGACTATGTCTCCTACTACTCGTGTTGGCAACCGCACTCAGATTGCACAGAAGACTGTCAAGATTTCTGGCACTTTGCAAGCTGTTGACAAAGCTGGTCGTAAGTCTGAAAAGGCTTATCAATTGGCTAAGGCTTCTGCTGAAATCAAGCGTGACATGGAAACCTCTGTATTGAGCAACCAAGTCGCTGCTAACGGCAACTCCTCTACTGCTCGTAAATTGGGTGGTTTGCAGGCATGGCTGGCTACCAATGGCTCTTTCGGAACTTCTGGTTCTGCTGGTGCTTCTGGTACTACTGCTCGTACAAACGGCACAAACCGCACTTTCACAGAAGCCTTGTTGCAAGCTGTTGTTAAGCAAGTTTATGCTTCTGGTGGAAACCCTAAAGTGTTGATGGTCAACCCTGCACATAAGCAAGTAGTTTCTGCTTTTGCTGGTATTGCTGCTCAACGCTTCATGGCTCCTGCAAATGCTCCTACAACTATCATTGGTGCGGCTGACGTTTATTTGAGCGATTTTGGTACAATTTCTGTTGTTCCTAACCGCTTTATGACTTCTACCAACTCATGCGATGAGACTGCATTTGTGCTTGACCCCGACATGGCTGCTATTGCTTACTTGCGTCCTTTCCAGACCAATGAGTTGGCTATGACTGGTGACAACGAGTCAACACAATTGTTGGCTGAGTACACCTTGGAAGTTAAGAACGAAGCTGCGCATGGCATCATTGCCGACCTTACGCCTTAA